GATTAGTCTAGGGGTCTAGTACCCCTATACTATTTTAGCCATCTCAGAGGCCAAATTTTCAGCCCTTTTGGGTGTCTGTTTTGCCCAACGACTATCCAACATTTGCCTACTTGCCTCTAAATAGTCCTTTATAGCAATAGCTTTAAGCATTTTTTTGAACTTTCCTACACCAGCTGGGCCTAATTGGAACACCATTTCTGTCAAAATAGACAGAACTCTAGGGTTCATTCCACTAATATCATGCTCGTATAGTTTTTCAGCTGCTCTTGCTGCTATATTAAAATCTACTTTAAATTGTTTTTCTAATACTTCTTTAGGGTATTTCTTATCATCTACCCAACCTTCATCCTCAAAACATCTATGCCCATAGCCAATGGTACGGAATCCTTCACTACATTTGTATACAGTATTTCGGTATCCTTCGTGTTTTTTGATACGATCTTGCGTTTTTTCAATTAAGTTTGTTTCCATTAGTAACATACCTGTCTTTCTCCAGTTCAGCTAATGCGTGTTGCAATAATTTTTCTGTAATAATACTATTATTAAATGCACCTGACAAGTTAATTGCAGCTGAAATAAGAGCTATTTGTGTTTGTGTTATTCCATTTAATAAGATGAACTCACTGTCAATAAAGGTATGTATTCTACCCATAGTGCGTTCAACATCTTCGATAGTTACTCCTGTTTCTTTTAAATCTTCATCTAACATAAAGAAACTATACATTAGATATGGCGAATTAATATTCACATAAGGAGTGGTTAGAGCCTGTGGCCACCCCACTCCCTATGCTATCCTATCAGCCTAGACTAAAGAAGAAAGGAGTAAGACCTTCAGCCTAGAATGGTACATCTACTGAATCGTTAGCAGTAGACGCATTTGTACCAGATTGAGTAGGTTTCGAATCATTCTTAACGATACGTATGATTCCCTCATACCCAGCACAAACTATTTCTGTACGAAATCTTTTTTGTCCTTCGACTTCGTATTCTCGGTATTCTAAAGCACCTTGAACAAATAAGGTTGTACCTTTTTTGGCATACTTTTCTAATGATTCAACTAAAGCTGGTTGAAAAACTACAATGTTATGCCATTGAGTTTTTTCTTTATACTCATCACCAACTTTAACTTTTTTATTGGTAGCTAACCCAAGATTACAAAATTTATTTCCTGTTTTTGTTACTCTTACTTCTGGGTCGCTTCCCAATCTTCCTATTAATATTACTTGATTTATCATCTTTACACTCCGTGTCTTGTAATATTGTGTATATGTCTACCCTCATAGTAGGCCATAAATAATCTAGCTCGTAGCATAGATTAATCCATCTTTCATACGTTTTTTGTTTTTCTTTTTCCTTTTCTTGCATGGTTTCATCCAATCTAGTTTTGGGCCATGATAAATAGCTTTATACTTATTACCTTGATAATCATAATCCCAATACCACTGCCAGATATATTTACTCATCTCTATCGACAACTTTAAGTTTAGATTTGTTTGCTATACCTTCATCAATTTCTTTCTTCAGTTTTTCAAGATACTTACTGTTATCATGCATACCAAGAAACACATCTGCACTTAATCCTAAATGACTAAATGCTTTTGTCATAGCGTCTGTCATAGCTTTCTTTGGAGCCTCATCATCTAATGCTCCTGTTTTTCTATACAGTTTTTGAACTGAACATACTGGCCCATATCTATTCCAACCTTTATCTTGGTCAATTCTATGTTGAATCTCTACTTCAGCAACTACTATTGCTGTTTGGTTATTATCAGTACCAAAATATTTATAGTCTACAATATATGACCAACCTTGACCAACAGGGCCAAACACTTCAGTCATCTTCATTATTTGCGACATAGGATCAATCGTTGTTATTTCACCAAAACCTTTATTAACTTTTT